CATGTCCGTCCATCCACATGCCTTCAACTGTGTGACACACACGATCTAAATTGATTTTTAAATCATCTGGATGGTCCACTTCACCTAAAACGGAGTTACCGTCACGGATCTGCTCGTTGATAGTTTCTACTGCTTTGATAATTTCGTGTCGGGGGTAGATACGCTCATTTGCATTGCGCTTGTCGCCTTCAATGCAGATGCCTTTGAGATAGAGATGCTTTTTGCCGCCAACATCAGCTTCTTCCAAAACTTGGATGTTGGCCTGGCTAAAAGTAAGATCTTCTCTTAGGTACTTAGATGACATCTAATTAACCCTTACGACCGCTTGGTAGTGGGCTTTTGGTGTTTACACCACTGGCTTGACTCTTTACAGGCGCAGGAGCAGCAGATTTAAATGCTTTCTTTCCAGCGTCTTGAGTGGGAGTTACGCCAAGTTCTTTTACTGTATTACGATATGCGGCACTGTCATGCACGCCGCCCATGCTGGTGCCAGTGTGTACTGGCTTGCTGGCCATACCAGCTGCACCTGAGTTAAATGCTACAGGACCTGCTTTGCCGTTGCCTTGTTCAGCGGTAACTGGCTTTGGGGCTGCTTTCATGCTGATGGCTTCCATCATGCCTGGTTCCATTTCGCCTGTGTCGTCCATTTCAATGGCATCGCCACCTTCTTCGGGACCAAACCCGTCGCCGTCGCCCATGTCACCCATGTCGTCGCCGCCCATCAAGCCTTCAAACTCGGCCATCAACTCATCTAGTTTGTCTTCTAGATTCATAACGTCATCTTTGGTTGCTGGCTCATCGCTGCCGCCCATGTCGTCACCGCCCATGTCGTCACCGCCCATGTCGTCGCCGCCAAAATCTCCGCCTTCGTCATCATCGCCCATGTCATCATCGCCTTCGGCTTCCATGCTCATGTCTTGTTCTTCGTCAGCTTCAATTTCGTCAATTAAATCATCGCTAGCATCGCCGCCCATTGCACCTTCGTCGAGTTCTTCGTCGTCAGTTTCTTCGTCGTCGGAATCGTCAGCTTCGTTTACTTCTGCTTCGTCAAGGTCTTCATCAGCCTCTTCTTGCATTAGATTTTCGTAGATTTCACGGCTTTTGGCCACCACGATGTCATGGAAAAGCTCGCGAGCTTTTTGGTCTTCGTCGTTGATCACGTATTCAATCAACTGTTCAAATTTGTTCATAAGGGAAAACTCCTATAGGTAAAGTGTGCTGTTATTTACATAACAACCAAAAACTCTGCTGTTTAAGGAGTCAAAATGGCGATAAATGCCAATTAAGCCATTGGGGCTGGGGGAGGTGAGTATTGTTGGCGCACTAGTTTGAGTTTTTCTTTGTACTCAAATGCACGGACGTCATTCATTTTTCTCAACTTGTTTAGTTGTCTCAAAGTCAAACGAGTTTTGCGCAGATCACCCAGTTGCGGTTGACTGTTGTCTTGCGATAGATCTTGATAGGCCTCAGGATCTTTTTTGAAAAATTCTTGTAGCAGCATGATTATATTTATACTCCGCCAGGTGCAGCCCCAGGTGCAGCCGCGCCAGGGCCAACCATTTCGCCTGCGCCAGGCTGTTGCATTTGCCCAATTTCTTCGCCAGTGGTAATATCAGTTTCCATGCCGCCAGGCGTGATACCCACAGAACGTAAGTCAGCACCGCCTGAATTTTGCATTTCAGGGCTATCACGTTCTTCTCGCCAGAGTTCTTCGTTTTCTTTGATTTCGTCTTCACTCAATCCCAAGAAACGCTGTAGCATAAAACGTTTTGACATGTAAGGCAGTTGCTCCATGGCTGTGAATGCTTGAATTCTTGTGTTGTCTAGTTCGCTTTGACGATAACTTGCAAAGTTTTGAGGCGGTGAAAACTTCAAATTAAACAGGCTAGAGTCTATGTTAAACCCACGCCATTTCAAAAACATCTTGAATTCGTCGTCTAATTTTTGTGAAATATGCCCTTGCAAACGCTCACAATACTGGTTGAATCTGTACTCTTGTATAAGAGCTGTGCCTACTTTTCCGTCTGAAAAAGCACGGTCTGAATCGTCAGGACCAGTGGGCAAATAGCTCGATGGCACACGCAGACCACGGGCCATTTTGTTGTTAAAGTACTTTAAGTCGTCAATTTCGCCTAGGTTTTGACCGCCTGGCAATGTCTCAACTGAGCTTCCGCGGCCGTCTTGTCCTTGTGGGAAAAAGTAGTCTTCGTTGATTGACAGTGGATTGTAACTGCTATCCATCATGTTGGCTCCGCCACCTGATACCGTGGGGATTCTACGTTGATGCATTTCGTTTTTAACACGTTCCACAAACGCCATGGCCAAGTGTGATGGCATGTTGCCTACGTCAATTTTAAAGATTCGTCGTTCAGGAGCACGGCTCACACGATAAATCAAGATTGCATCTTCCAGCAGTTCTTTTTGCTTGAATACTTTGTAAATCTGTTCTAGTACACTGCGTCCAAACGGCCAAAATACGTCTAGGCCTTCGTTCAAGCTCATGTGTATCACATGCTTGGCATCTAAACAAGTTTCGTTCATGGCAGTCATAAAGCGACTGTTGCCCACGCCGCCACCTGACCCACCATTGGGCATGGTGTAGTTGGCAGCGCCAGATACACTGCCTGTCACAGGATTGGTCATGTAGTCTGTGGTGGTCTTTGCTGCCACAGTCATGTTTTGGAAGTTGGGGTTGATGTCACGGATCACATATTGTTCAGGACGTTTGCCTTCAGATTCGTTCACAATAACTCTAGCAACTTTGGTCATGTCAACCCAGTACATTTCAAATGTTTCTGGATCACGCACAAACACCTGATCACCATACTTGATGGTGTTACGGAACAGTTTAAATATGCGCTGATCTAGTTTGTTCAGCTTGACCCACTGTTGCAGTTGTTTTTTAATGATGTCAACTTCGTGGTCTGTGGGTGTTTCGTTGTATTGAATGTCAAACGGGGTGGCGTTTGACTCGTTGATCTGTGTGGAAAACTCAGCAATAATATCCAAGCAGGCATTGATCTCTGAGTCCATGTCCATGTTCTCATACTGATTGTAACGCTCTACTCTGTTGGGATGGCCTGAATAAACTTCGGGCAATCTGCTGGCATAGTTTCGAAAAGTAAAATCATTTATCATCGAATCAGAGCCGTCGTTTTTGCCGTAGTTGGACAATCCAAATTGATTTTGTCCAGAAATTGGACTCATCACTCCGGATGTGTCTGCAACTTTGAAATATTTGCGCCAGCCTTGTTGTTTGGGTTCTGCCATGGTTGTTTATTTACCGTTAGTTTGCACTCACCTGGAGTATCTTCTTGCTGATGTCGTTGGCTTCACTCTGCTTGGCAATTAGTGCATCAATGCCGGCAATCAGCGCATCTGTTTCTGGGGAAGCGTTTTCTTTGGCTATTTTATTTGCCATTTCTGTTCCCAATACTGTCATAGCTTCTTTGAACTCTGCAAACATTAAATCAAATGCTTCTTTCTGATTCACACCGTTTTCGGCCACAATATCATTCAATCGTTGACCTAATAGGGGGCCTGCGCCGTCAAACATTTGAGTGCCTATTTTCATAATATTAGTATCAAAATTTGTTGCAATGCCTGAATTTATAATTTCTTTCCAGGTTGCTGGATCAGTGATGGTTTGTGATGCTTTATCAAAAGCCCCCATGGCTGTTGCAATTTCTTTAACTGCGGCAAGATCAGTACTTACTGCTCCTGTATTGTAACCCGTATATTGATTGTAGCCCATGACTGATGGGCCAATGCCGCCTTCGGCCATTACATCTTTGAAATCCAGCTTGATCGGAATTGGCTTGGATATATTCAGTGGAATTTCTTTGCCATCCATGGGAATCACAGCTTCTGGACCTTTTTCACCAATCAACGCCAGTGTGGCTTTGTCCACCATGCCGCCATCACCAAATGCCGGGATCTGTGCATGGAAGTGGCCACCTGTGGCATTTTTAGTGGCGTTGTGGTACTCATCTATAGCAAGACTGGCTCCTGACTGTTTGAGCCAACTAACAATGCTTGCACCTTCTTCTCGTGTGGGCTTTTTGTTCAGCACAAAGTCCATGGCCTGGCCTTTGGTATGCAAGCTATTTGGACTTTTTTCATTGTGGAATTGATCGTTAAATCCTGTAAATGCTGAAAATCCAGGCACTAGACTTTGAACATTTTTAGCCAGCTCAATCAGCTTAGGGCTGATTGCCGCGCCTTCAGCTTGTACATCACGATTGGGATCAAATTTGAGGCCCATGGACAACAAATTGTTTTCATTGGCAGTTTTCATGCCTTGGCCGCCACCTGGGCTAACACCGCTACCTCCGCCCATGCCCCCAGCTGGTGGTGCTGCTGGAATTTTTAGGCCAGTGCCTCCACCCATGCCTGGCGCACCGCCTGAACCCGCAGAACCACTTTGTTCAGATTGTTCTTGCAGTAGCTCTAAGTTTTCACCCAATATCTGGGTGACACTGTCAAGATATTTTTTGTGAAAATCCACAAACTCTTTTGTGCGTTTGGTGTCTTGATCAGTGTAACGTTCAATGCGTTGTATGTCTGTCAAAGTATCACGTTGAGCTACAATTACTGATTCTGTTGTTTTTTTGTTTTTATCGTTTAGCTCGTCAACAGATCTCAGTATTGCTTGATATGTGCTACCAACGTTTTGTGTGGTTCTCAAATTGTTAGTCAGTTCGTCATTGGTGTTAGTAACCACAGTTACAGAACTGCCCATCACTTGAGATATCATATCAACACTGACTTGTCCTGAAGATACAGAAGAAGCCATTGACTCAAACATCTTGCTTAGTTTGTCATTGTTTATAATTTTTCCTGATTGCTCAGGCACCATGAGCTCTGGACCACGTTCGCCCACAATGTAGGGATTTCGTCTGCTGACAGGTCCGCCAGCGGCACGCCCAGGAGGAGTTAATGCGGTACCTAATGCATCAGCGCCCATGCCTAAATATTTGCCAAGAACACTACCAAGGGCAGTGGCAATATATGGGCCAATCTTTCCACCTATAGCGGCTCCAGCCACAGTGCCCGCAGGTCCAAAAAGAGAGCCAACTATTCCACCTGCATAAGTACCAGCTATTTTACCACCCGCCGCACCAGCTAATGCACCAACACCAGTTCCAACCATTTCACTGCCGCCAGATCTGTAAAATCCGCCCATGCCGTCTTTTTGTGTGGCTTCTACCACATCAACAGTTTTACCAACAATGAATCCTAGTTTTTCGGCAATCCAGTCTGTGAGTTTGACCATTTGTTTCATAAACTTGTCCATCACTGGTTGCAGTTCTTTAAATGCAGTGGCAATAGGTTCAGTAACTCCGACCAAAGATTTGCTCATGGCAATGGCAGTGCTGATTGATTGCGACACTGTGGTCTCAAATTTTTCATTGGCATTGCGCTGCATTTCACGCAGTTCAGCCATGGCCCGAGTGTTGGCATCACCCAGGCCACTCATCTGTTTGTTTTGTTCAACGACAATTTCAGCAGCTATCTTACTGATGTCTTGCTGGGCAAAAATAGCCAGTTTTTGTCCCTGTGCATAATCAATTGCAAAATCATTCAACAGGCCCAGCTGAGCCGTAAAGTTCAAGTCCTTATTGAATTGGCCAATTGAGGTACCAATTTGTTTGACAGCTTGATTGGCATCAATTTGACCTGACTGCAATGCTTCACTTGATTGCATCAACTGACCTTGAGTGCTGATCACGCCCTTGACAGCAGCATCGCTGGTAAGAGCTCCAGATTGAATGTCTCTAAATGCTTGTCCTAACTCTGGAGCCTGCTTGCTCAACATAAGATTAGCTCTCATCAGTTGATCAGCAGCAGCCATTTGTTGAGGATCCTTGGTCGCTCGCATGGCATCCAGCTTGGCACGGAATCTCTGTTCGCTGAGAGCAGATTCCATTTGCTTTTCAATTTCTTGACGTTGCATGCCTGTGAGCTTGCTGAGGCCGTCCATTTCAACAAGATATTTTCTAGCACCAGTAGCCAGTTCTTGGTTGGTTTTGTTTTGACTCTGACCAATCAAAGTTTGCAGTCTCAAATAGCCAGCTGTTCCTTCAATCTGATCTTCCAGACTGATACCAGCTGCCTCTAAGCTGACCCGGAAAGGCTTCATGGCCGCACCAATGTTGGCAAATGCCTGACGTCCTTCAAATGCTGTGCCTTTGAACAAGGCCAATTCTGCGCTGTTGGCTGCTACTGCATTGGTGTATACACCCAGCTCTTTCATGCTCAAGCCAAGCTTCTTGGCGTCGCGGAAGATGCCCATCATGCCATCTGAACCAGCCAGGCCAGCTTTGGCCATTTTGGTATTGGCAGCAAACAAGTTGTCGGCCATGTCGTTGGCCGCCTGAGTCATCTTAATACTAGCGCCAACTGCGGCTGTGCCCAGACCAATTAGAGCTTTGATCAAGAACCCGCCAGGCACCAAGAAAGTCAACGCAGCACCGGCTGCGGTAACTGCTTTGCTCATGCTGTCAAGTGAACTGTTAAATGCTGCGGCGCCTTTTTGGCCATCGTACATGGCTTTGCCGGCTGCAAGACCTGCACCTGCTAGGTTTCCCAGCGCACCTGCTGTTAACGCACTGGCCTTGTCAAGTTCTTTTGCTCGACGGAAACTTCCTGCTGCCAGTGCTGCCTGGGTATCTTCAGTAACTCGCCCAAAATTTCTAAGGTCGTCAGAAACTCGTGCTATGACTTCAGCCATTTCTTGTGATGCTTGATTTACGTCCGCCATTGAAAAACACCTATAAGTAGAAGTATATTTATGGGTACACTATGAACCAAAATCACAATCCACTTAGACAATTTTTTAGACAACCAGCAATTTACTTGCGGTTGCCCAGCCAGGGCAAATACTGGCCCGAAGGCAGCTTAGACGTGCCTCAAAACGGTGAGCTGCCTGTTTATCCCATGACAGCCATTGACGAAATCACCTATCGCACGCCAGATGCGCTGTTTAGCGGGCAAGCTGTGGTCAATGTAATACACAGTTGTGTGCCGTCAATTAAGAATGCCTGGCATGCTCCTGTGGCAGATTTGAATTCTATCCTAGTTGCTATTCGTATTGCCAGCTACGGGCATGAGCTTGAAATTGAAACTACATGTCCTGCTTGCAAACACATTGAGAGTTTTGCGTTAGACTTGCGCAATGCACTGGATCAGTTGACCATGCCGGACTTTTCTGCCACAGTAACTTATGGTGATTTGGAAATTTATTTTCATCCCATGAGTTACGAAAAGCAAAATGAAATCAATCTTGAGCAGTTTGAAAATCAACGCATGATGCGCAACATCAGCATGGATACTGAGCTCACCGAAGACGAAAAGTTACAAAAACTAGCAGAAGTGATGAAAATACTAACTCAGCTGACCATGCGAGCTCTCAAGTACTCAATTTCAGCAATTCGTACACCAAATGCTGTTGTGTCAGAGACTGAGCACATTGATGAATTTTTGCAAAACTGCGATCGTCAAATTTTTGTTGCTGTTAGAGATCACGCAGTTGACTTGCGCAATCGTACAGAACTGAAACCTGTGCATCTCACTTGCAGTGAATGCAATCACGAACATGATCAAGCACTAAATCTGGATCTTACAAATTTTTTCGAAGCCGCCTCCTGATCCTCCCAGTAGAGGAAATTGGCGAGTACATTGACAGCCTTGATCAGGAGGCCAACGCAATTAGATCAAACAGTTTAAGATTGGCTTGGTTAATGCGCGGCGGACTCACCTACGATCAGGTGTTGGCACTAAGTTTCACTGAAAGAAAAATGATCAGCAAGATAGCCGAAGAAAACATGGAAACCACCAACAAAACTAAACTGCCGTATTTCTAATGGACTTAGATACAGTTAAACAAGATATTGAAAACTGGATTGTGAACTTTGTAGAAGTTCCACATCCTGCTCTTGGAGGCTGGGCTCCTTGTCCATACGCACGCTCAGCACGCATGAAAAAAAGCTACGATGTACATGTTGGCGTAGATCCTTACTTTGATCTTAAAAATCGAGCACGATGGGGCATGGGCGATAAGGAAGTTATTATCTATGCTTACGATCCTGTGGAATGGCCATATGAATTGTTCAGTGACAGTTTGAAAAATGCCAACAAGGAACATTTGTTACGCAACGATCTACTTGCACTAGAGGATCATCCCGCAGACGTTGAGATGGTGAACGGTGTGTGTATGAATCAAGGCAAGTATGCTCTAGCTCTAGTGCAAAGTCTCAGCGACTTAAACAACAAAGCCAAACTTATGGCTGAGAAGGGATTCTATCACAACTGGCCAGAAGAGTATCTTGCGGGACTGTTTGAACATCGTAAGGATCCAAGATGAGCTATCAGTTTGCCAGAATCGATCTCAGCCAGACCAACTACACACCAAATGTAAAGTGGGAGTATTTGCGTGAGCCCAACATCAAACAGCTAAACTCTATCTACAGAGACTATTGCAAATACAAACATTTTGCAAGTGTGATGCCTATATTTGACTGTCGTTACACAGACCCAATGACAGATGTAATAGGATATTACGATCAAAATCGATTGGTTGCATTCAGTTTGATCCGACGCTATGATGATCATAACGCACTGTGCGATCAATTTGCATGGAACTACAACAATCCTAAACTACGGTTGGGAATTGAAACAATGAAAACAGAGTGTGCTATCTACAAGGAACGAGGATTCCAATACTTGTATCTTGAGCAAGCACACCTATACAAATCCAACATGGACGGATTTGAAATACTAGGACCACTGGAGTAACTATGGATTTATATACAATTTGGGCAGACAAAGAAGGCGACATCTCAGACTTAGACTGGGTCAACGGAATGAAAAGTTTCTTTGATCATTTGATATCAGAAGACAAGATGGTAGACTATCGTATCACAAGATGCAAGATGGGATTCCGTTCAATTGCGGACATGCCTGAATGGATGATTATCATGGAGTTCCGAGACATGGGTCAAATGGACTCGGCTTTCAAACGAGTAGCACCGCTTGAGGGTGAACTTGAAGTCAAACACAAGTCATTCAATCAATTTGTGTCAGGCAATATTCAACATGCTTTATTTAGAGACTGGCCAGACACATTTGTATGAACATCCTCGATCATGTACCTGTAGTACCTGATTGGCCCAAACCAGGTATTAACTTTTTTGACGTAACTGGCATTCTTGCCAATCCAGAAGCATTTGATTACTGCTGTGGATGGTTAAAGCATCAAGCACATTGGTATAATGCTTCCAGTCTTGTGGCTGTGGAAAGCCGTGGCTTTGTGTTTGCGGCACCTGTAGCAAGACAATTAGGACTTCCACTAATCCTAGTACGTAAACGTGGCAAATTGCCCGGCCCCACAATACAACACAGCTATCAAACTGAATACAGCACTGATACCATTGAAATGCACCCACACGCTCCAGTAGGCGCACATCCATTGATTGTGGATGACTTGCTAGCCACTGGAGGCACTATAATGGCCACAGCAAATCTAATTCGCAGTCATTGGATTGACACTAAAATTTCTGCTGCTGTGATTATAAACTTGCAGAACTTGCCTGGAGGGACAGCATTGACTCGGCACAATATTATGTGGGAAGGAATGGTCAATGTTGATGAATGATATTATTTTAATAGCTATTCGAGCAGAAGCACCAGATCTCAGCCACATGATGAACTTGTTTTACACTGGTGTGGGCAAGGTTAACGCTGCCATCACTGCCAGTGAAGTTATCACAAAGTATCGTCCCCGGCGTATCATTAACTTTGGCACAGCTGGTGGTATAACAGTCGCACCAGGATTCTATCAATGCACTCAGTTTGTGCAAAGAGACATGACTTGTGAAGCATTAGGGTGTACCCCAGGACAAACACCTTTTGAAACTAGCACACACATTGGCAACTCTACTGGCTTAACTTGCAGTACTGGTGACAACTTTGTGATGAATCCCATACTACAAATACCAGCAGATGTTGTAGACATGGAAGCCTATGCCATTGCCAAAGCATGCGAGAAATATGGAGTTGAGTTTGTGTGTTGGAAATACATCAGCGATCAAGCCAACCAACACGCACACAATGATTGGCAACAACAAGTTGCTCAAGGACAATCACATTATGTCAACAAACTCAAAGAGTTAAACTTATTATAAGACTTGCTACGCAAGTCTATTAACTTCGCTTGCGCTCGTTAATTGATTGATTTTCAAGAGCGAAGCGATTAAGTATTCATGTAGATAGATCTAGTCAGACGGAACCGTTTTGCGCGGTTCCGCTGTTGTCTTCATGTGAGTATCACTAGCCAAGACATTGGAAGTAGGTAATTTATTATACACCGTATGCTAAAGGACTCTGTGCTTTTCCTTCCTACCACGATACACATATTTCTACGTGCTCTAAACCTCGTTCCTAGTGTTTAGATTTTTATAGCCGGTGTTCTCGTATGCTAACATTCATACTATATCAATGCGTCGGCCCTATTGTTCTAGCCTCAGACTCACTTCCAATTTTTCAGGATAGTCAGATTTACTGACGGGAGTGCCTCAATATGTCACGTGTCCGGTTATTCCCCGGTTTTTCCACAGCGGTATTACAAACTGGCCCGCCAACCTTAAGTGTTAGGTAAAATATAACCTTTTGGAATCCAATTAACAAATTTTCCACCGCAAGTGTTGCAAACTATTTTGCCTGCATGCGGTCCGGTAGGTTTGTTGACTATTTCCCATTCATGATTTTCGTGTATGCCTAATTGTTGCCTGAGTTTTTTTCGTTGTTCGTGCCATGCTTTATCAAATCCTGTCTTTGGATTAGTCCAATACGGATCATTCAAAAAGCCAGTGTCGCTTTTGTTAGTTTTACTGTAGTCAAGTTTAGTCATAATTTTCCTACGATGTGTGAGCCATGCACACGAACTTGAATATGGCCGTTATAATAATCTGTTGATTCCAATACTTTTCTTGTGAACTGTTCTCTTGCTTCAATGTACGAACATTCTGATTTTGATTTACAATAGTAAAGTATTTCTCTGGTAAAGTTTTCGGTGCCTAAAGTGATTACGTCTGCGGTTAATTCTGGGCTTGACCCATAGTACTCTCTCCAATCTGAATCAATCTTTGATCGTATCTTCTTCCGCTTCTTTGTGCCGTTCTTTTGTTTGACTATTTTGTATGTTGTTTTGCTAAATTTTGCTAATTTTTTGCCTATGTACTTGCGTCCAGATAGATTATTTGTGATTAGATAAACAAAACCTACACATTCTTCGGGCAGAGTCTCAACTGGGGTGTCTTGATGTAGCCATGTCATGTGCGTTTAGTGGGTTTGCCTTTCGTGTTATAGTTATGATTTATGATCAAAGTTTACGTAAAAAGTTGCCTCTTCTATCACTGTGTTTGGACCAACAGAGATAGCGTATGTTATAAAATTGCTAATATCTTTTAAATTAATGCCGTTTCCTGTCCAGGTGGGCCGTCCACGACTTAGTTCTGTGTCCAAGCGATCAGGTGTGATTAGCGTGGTTCTGAACTGCACCAGATTTTGTTTGAATGACTGGGTGCCCTGCCTGCTGGCATGTGCCAGTGCCGCCTTGGCCACGCGGTACGTTTCAAATCTAGGCTCAGCAGCAACAATATGATGCTCGCCCACTGATCCAATATTAAAGATGTGCCCACTTTTGCCAGCGTTTTTCCACTTGTCGTATACTGCCATGTACAAGTTTGTTTGTGCAAAGTTGGCCCAGGCTTCTTGTGGTGGCCCATCAAATGCATTGTTTACAAACACATCATAATTCAAACTTTGTTGAGCAATCAATTTGACTGCTTGGTCATCAGTGATATCCAAGTTTGTGGATCTGCTGACACTGTCAGCACCAAACACATCCACTAGGTGTTGCCCCAGTCCTCGGTTACCGCCTGTAACTAACATTTTCATCTTTTGCTTCCTCCTTGATCCCAAACTTTTGTAAATTTTTCACCGCATGTCATAGCACATTCAAACAATCGATCACGAGTAAACGATTCAACTAAATCACTCCACATGGGATTTTCAAAAACACCTTCGAGGCTATTGTTATGAATGTTGAGATTATCTAATCCGTAACACAACAAAAAGTCTCGTACTTGATTGCGACCACCGGGCTGACTTAATGCATTTGCTCCTGGCATTGATCCATCATAAAATCTTGCATCATACAAATTGTGATTGAAAAAGTTGCATGGTAATACAACACCTTCGGCGTTGATAGCTACTTTGCGTCCTTGCAAGGCATCACATTTGATAGTAGTAGTAGCAAAGTAGTTCTGTTGCTTTTTTAACTCAGGTAAAAATGTCATACTGCGATTCTTGTACTGTGCATCACTAGGTGGTTCAAGTACATAGTCACTTTTGGCCACTGGCCACACAGGCATCTCTTCCAGGGTGGTGTGATTCAAAAATCTACCAGTGTTTCGAATTAGTATGTTAAAAAATTTCATACTGCTGGCCAGTTGTTTGGCCTGCTCAACTTGGTGCTCGTTGTGTTTGAATACAATATAGTTCCATTGTGCTCGTCCTCCAGCATTTATAAACGCAGCGGCGTTTTCAATAACTTTGTTGTATTTTACATTTTTTCTATACAAATGTAAAGTATCTTCTAGTCCGTCAATACCAAAGTCAATTTGTCCGTAGCCGTTCATGATACTAGAAACTTCTGCCCAGTAATCAGGATCGTGTACTCCGCCATTGGTATGGAAGTATAACCAAAGTGTAGGAGCTTTCTTTCTAAAGTCACGTAGTATGTCTAAAAAGTCTGGATGCATGATGGGATCGCCATAACTGCCGCAAAAGAATACTTGACGTAATCTACTGCACAATTCTTCAGAGAATGCACGGTCAATTACTTCACGTGATAAGTGTGTTAACGGCATGTAAGGATTGATACCATGTCCGTTGAGGTTGCGAGGACACTGGGGACAGGCAGCATTACAATAGCTGGTGATCTCTATCTGATACTCGTCAATAGTTTTATAATCAAACATTTATTTTAAAAAAGTCCAAAGTGTCTTTGAGTATGTCATTGCCACTGCGATCCAGTGTTTGTTCTGGACTCACGCCTGCAGGATTGATTGTTTTAATAATCCAATTCAATACTGGCGCATCAAAATTCAAAATCCATGTACCGTTGTTGCCCAACCAATGACATGGCGTAATGCACTCCAAACTGTAATCTGGGTACCAACGTCCTTGATGCGTTAGCATGCAATGTTCATGATGATCTAAATCTACTCCGTCGACCACAATAGATTTTAATTCAATATGACGATCATGTTCGGCATTCTGATGTTTCCAGGCATGCTTACCAAAGTGTTCTATAGTCAATGTGTGAGTACCTGGCACTAACTCTGTGTTCACAACAATTTGTTTTTTCACTGTGTCTTGATACAAGCATTGTTGATCAATAAAAATTTTGACTGTAGGGATACCAAAATAATCATCGTAATCAAACTCAAACAAAAATTCAGACATTGGCCAACTCCGTAAGATATCGATCTTTGATAATACTCAAGTGATCATCACCTTTCCAGATAGTATATCCCAGATCTTCGGCCAACTTGTGCAGTTCAATGCGTCGACGCACACGTTCTGCATAGTCAAGTTCAGGTGTTGTGGTACAAATCCAATTGATGCCTTTGGCGGTGTCGCCCTTGATTGGAACAATGTTAAATTTTGCAGGATTATCAAACATAGGTGTTCCTTGTTCTACTGTCAATCCTGTGCCTAAGTTGCATCCAATAATAGTTCCTAGTGCAACATATTTCTGCCAGCGTCGTAGCAAGTTCTTGGTCTCTTCAAAGTCGGTTTGTGTTTCATTTGGAAACCCTACCAGCAACAACAAGAAGAATTTCATTTTGTACTTGCTGAACTGCTGTATGTTAAACTCAAGATCTGCGTTTGAAAATCCCTTGTTCATGATGTTTCGCAAACGTTCGCTACCAGTCTCAACTCCAGTTTCAAACATTTCTCCTCCGGCACGACTTAGCAGTTCAAAATTGTGCTCTTTGAATTGAGTTTCACTTCGCACAATCCAATAACCACTGAATGTAAAGAATCTGTCAGGTAAATTGTTTTGTTGATAAAACTCAATGATGCAGTTCAAAAATAGTTTAAAATCTTTGACGCTGCCGTTCATCAACGCATCGTTAAAATAAAAGTTACGCACACCATACTGTTGGTAATAGCCAATCATTTCATTAGCTAGTACCTTTCCGTTTTTGTATCTATATCCTCCAGCATGTGTGGGGATGTCACAAAACGCACAGCTTCTAACACATCCACGACTGCTTTCAATTGGCAATACCCCGCCGGGGTAGGCAGTTACATATTGTTCTATTGCAAAGTCACTATAATCTGCGATGTTGTTAGTATCAAGATCAACATCATTGACCAACACATCACTGTCTAATCCAGGTACATTGCTACCAGTTAAAAAATTGTAAAAACTGTTTTCAGCTTCTCCAGCAATCCAATGATCAATTAGTCCTTGATTTTTTAACTTGTGTGCAAAATGCATCTTGGTACTAAAGCTACCGTTTTGTTCATTGATAAGACCTTGTCCGCCTACAATGATTGTGCCTGTAAAATTTTTACGCAACAATGGAAAAAAGTCAAGACAAAATCGTTGACTTTCCCAACTGAATACACTTACTGCAATGATCTTGCAATCAAAAGCCATTAATTTTTCAACCCATGCTTGCAACCAACTAGAGTAAGTTGTTTTCTCCTCAGGCAACAGATTTTTGTTCCATTGTATCCAATATTGATCAATGGCATTGGCAGTTGACGGATTAGAAGATTTAAAATTTTGATAAAAGTCCAAATTAATATCAAAAACTTTTGAAGTAACGCCCGCACGATTGCAAATTGATTTGAGTATGCCACAGGCACTTTGAGGCCGAGTGGCACTCAAACGTGGTATACTTAAAATCAAAACATCAGTCATGCCACTTCTATATCTGTGTTGTAGCTGGTAAAGCCATTCTCTTTGATCACTTTGAGAATGTTTTCAACTCTGCTAGTAAGTTCATCTCTATGACTAACCAGCCAGATTGACTTGTGGCGTTCGCGACTCATCTTCTTCAACAGGCCTAGTGCATTTTCCACACCTTGTGTGTCCAACCCGTTGTCAATCATCTCGTCAATAAACAACAAGTTGATGGGCGAGTACAAACTTTCCCAAACATCACGGAATGCCCAGCTCATGCTTAAGATCAATCGATTGCGTTCGCCACGACTCAAGTTGTCAAAATCCAGTTCACGACCCAGTTCTTCAATGCTCACTGTCAAGTCGTTCATGAACTTCACTGTGTGTGGTAAGCCAATTCTATCCAAGTAGTGTGTGAGACGTTGATTCAAATAGCTCAAGTTCTGTTCAATAATCTTCTTACGCACAAACGAGTCTTTTGAGGTCAAAAGTTTGAGCAAGAAGTCCTGATGGTCTTGCACTCTAGTAAGTTCGTTTAAGTGATCGTAACTCACAACCTGTAGGGCCTGTTGTTGCATTTCGGTAATTTGTTCTGTATACGGATCGGTCTCTAGTGCTTTGCCATTGATCTGTGTCAGCAGGGTGTTCATGCGACTGCGATGATCGATTGCCTGTGTTTCGGTATCATAATGTGTGACAGGTTGTGTGCCAACTTCTACAGGTGTGTGTTCTGCTAACTGTTCAGCATAGGGATCTGTTTCTGCACGTTTGGCATCAATCTTGTGTTGAATGTTTTCCAACTCACTAGAATGTCGAATAGCTTCTGTTTCTGTTTGGTAGTGTGTTGTGGGTTTGGCACCCAACTCGCCCAATGCGGTTAACGCATCTGTATTTTCCATCCACTGAGTATTGATAGACAATGCTTGTAGTGCTGCCTCTTGCAAGGCCTTTTCTTTTGTTGCCAATACTGTTTCGTGATTGGTATCATGGAAGTCTTGCCCGCAAGCATAGCACTTGTGATTTTTTAATTCTTCAATTTCGGCTTTGAGTTTGTTGATGACCTTTTGTTCTTTGGCCTCGTCTGCTACACATCGAGCAATGTATTTTTCTAAGTCTGTAATGTCTTTGGCTTTTTGAATGTAAGCAGCCAAATCTGTGTGTGCTTGAAGTTCTGCCAAGATGTCGATATGACTGAGTTTGTTGTAGGTTGATTCTAGCTCACCAATGTCTTTGTGTTGTTTTTGTTTCCAAGCAGTTTGTCGACCAACAAGAGCAGTATATGCATCTTGTTGTTGTTTTCTTGCAGACCACACAGCTAGATCTTTGTGAGCCAGCAGTTCTAGTTCAATATCAATCTTTGCTAGATCGTCATACTGACCAACTAGATAAGCCACGTCACTGTCGTACTTCTTTTGCCAAAGCACTTGCCTACGCTTTAGACTCTCAATCTGTTCTTCGATGCGTTTGTTGGCTTCTTGCACAGCACGAATTCTAAACTCTTCAGACTGGATAGCATCTTTGGTTTGTCGGTTGAGTTCTTTGATGCGGTCCGCACGTTCACTCAACAAGGTAATACCTAACAACTGCTCAATGATTGTGCGCTGGTCATTGGCCTTCAAACTTAGAAACGGTTCTGTGTAGGTGTTCAGCGCCAGCACATGTTTGAACATGTCATGGCTCATGCCAATAATACGCTCTATGGCGTCTTGTGTCTCTCTTGAATCTCCCTGTGCCTCATCCTCTGCGGCCTTGTGTTCGTTGTTTACATAGAACTTGAGTACGTTGGGTTTGCGCCCACGTTCAATTTTGTAGTCTGTGCCGTTGATATGAAAGTCTAAGCTGACCAACATGTGTTTGGCATTGGTTTTGTTTACTAGATTGTCTTTGCGGATGTTTGACAGTGCTTGGCCATATAATGCATAACTTAGTGCATTGATGATTGTGGTCTTACCTGTGCCGTTTCTCGATCCATCGCCACCCAAGTCTAAGTTTTCACCCAGCACCAGTGTAAGATCATTGCGGTCAAAGTCAATGGCCTGTGTGGCTGCGCCTACACTCATGAAGTTTTTAACAGTGAGATTTCGTATTTGTATCATAAGTTTTGATAAATCTTTAACAGTAACTTGTTGTCGTAGAATTCTGATTCAATGTTAGTGAGTTGGTCTGTGACAATTTGATCCACTGACTCAAATTTAATCTCGCCTGGCGCCATATCTGTGTCTACATCTGAGTTTTTGTTTGGAATAAGCGACATCTCACGTAGGTCGTAGTCTTTCACAAACGTTTCTTTGATGAAGTTGGCTTCTTCATATGAAATCTCAATGTCTAGTCCAACACGCACATGCATTTTGGGCTTAAGAAGAGCCGGAGCGTTGTCAATAAGGTTGGCGAGTCCGTATACTCTATACGTCGGTTGAGCAGGCCAAGCATGAAAAACAGGCGCTGCTCCCCACTCCAATATAGTAAGTCCTCGTTCGTCGTCACCAGCATCTGCATAATTATGAGGGAACGCATTACCGATGTAGGTAATATTCTTTTTAGTCTGTCGCTTGTGGAAGTGTCCGGTGAATACATGTTCAAAATTCTCAAAGTCTTCTCTGCGCACTTCGCCATGGTCTGGCATCTCTACCATGGCATTCATCAAGTAGCCGGGCAGTTCAAAGTGTCCAAACATGTACTTGCCAGTTAGTTTAGGAATACGTTTATGGTCATCGCCGCAAAGCCAAGGAGCAATAACGACGTCACCGCTACTAAACCAATCGTTACATATTTCCACATTGGGGAGATGACGTGCCCACTCCACGCTCTGAATATCACGCTTGTCGCGATAATAAAGATCGTGATTCCCAGGTATAAAATACACACGGTCAAAATTAGCATTTAGGTGCTCTAATGATCGAAGGCTATAGTTTAGGGTAACAATATTTAGGCTGGCTCGATTGTTGTGCCAGTCACCCAGAAACATGGCAGTTTCGCACCCTTCCTCTTTGGCCTTAGCAGTGGCCCATTTTACAAAGGCCAAACAATCTTCATTGTGCAGAGTTGAATTGCTTTTGAGTCCAAAATGTATGTCAGTGAAGATTGCGGCTTTGCGGAATAGATTAGTCATCCTGCTAGTATACTACTGATCCAGACTAGATACAACCGGTCCGGACATGGCAGCCATGCCAGCTTTGCCGGAGTTCTGTCTAGTCCACGATGGGTTCAAGCCGTTCATCTCCAGGATGTCATCTCTGATATTTTGATTTTTCTTTTCAATGTTAAGAATCCGTGTAAAGCTATTAGTGATAGCAGCGGTATAGTAAGCAAAGGGGTTTTGCGATTTAGATTCGTCAAATTGTAAACCAATTTGACTAAGTTGAAGTAGAGCTTGTCCACGCATTTCCTCGTTGTAGGTGTAGCCACGCCAGTTGGAACGAGTGGCATAGCGTTCACACAGTTTCATAAACATCATGGCCAGCTTCTTGGTCATGTTGCCGTGATCCTTTGAAAACTCTCCTGTGGCCAAATCGCCACGCCAATGACTCTTGCCCACCAAAAACGGTACCTTTTGCTCGTCAAGTCTGTAGTGAAAAAACGGGGGAAAATTCACACGCACATGTGTGGGGTCTAGCACAGGTTCATCTATTAAATCTGCCAGCGGATCTTCTGACACATCATCCAAATCAAGTATGTCTTCCAGTTTCTTTTTCTTGGCAGCGGCTTTGGTAACTTTTTTGGGTGCCATGGGTATGTGTTCCCAGCAGGTGATTCTAAACACAAGATCTGTGTTGGGGATCTTCTTTTGATCAATCACTTCACCAGTTTCACGTTTGATACGATCTGCTCGATTTCTGCGAGCTTCAACAATGGTGCGCTGATTGATTTTGTCTAGACTGGGCAAAATTATGTCGTATTGGTGATCAATTGCTGGATCACGATAACAACAGTAGGTGTTTTTGCTCAGGTGTATTTCTTTTAAAATGTCACGATTGTTAAGGTAGTTTACCTTAGGTGCGGGTTTTGCAATTAGTGTCATGCAAGGGTCTCCAAGTATGTACTTATTGTAGCAGATTTACAACACTTGTCAACCTCTTGTTAAACTATGCCGTTTTTATCAGCAATAAATAAGGTATAGGAACAACAATGGCTACTACAAATTCACCAGCTGAACAAAATCCTGCAACAGACCCAGAGCTGCCGCAACCGGCTGCCCCAGAAACCATTGAGTCTCGTAATCCAGCACCAGTCGGAGATGAAGGATTAGATGCAACCAACGAAGCTGAATTGGCACAGCTACGTGAAGCAGAAGGCGTTGCAGTTTTTGCACCATCACCGGTGTTCGCATCAGGCGATGAAGCAATAGATGCAGCCAATGAAGCTGAATTGGCACAGTTACGTGAAGCAGAAGGTCGTGCAATATTTGCACCAGCACCGGCGTCAGCATCAGGCGATGAAGCATTAGATGCAACCAACGAAGCTGAATTGGCACAGCTACGTGAAGCAGAAGGTCGTGCAATATTTGGACCAGCACCAGTAGCAACTGGCGACGCAGCATTATTGGCAGCAACCGAAGCTGCAGAATCTGCGCAGGCTGCCAATGTTGATCCCAATGATTTTGAAGCGGCAGCTGGCGCAGCCGCACAATCACAACTGCGTGATCAATTCACACTGCAACAGCGATTTAACACATCCTCGCAAGGCGATTGGCGTGTGAGACTGAGATTGGCTCCAGGTGCAAAATATCTCTACAAAGCAGAAGATCCTGGCATTTTACGCCCATTGGTTCCCACAGATGGAATAATTTTTCCCTACACGCCAACAATATCAACTCAGTACTCAGCCAAGTACGACAGTTACAATCTCACACACTCAAACTATCGTGGATACTTTTATCAAAGCAGTCAAGTTGGTGATATAACTGTTACTGGAACATTCACAGCACAAGACACTGCTGAAGCTGAATATTTGCTGGCGGTAATACACTTTTTCCGTTCAGTTACAAAAATGTTTTATGGCAAAGATCCGCAACGTGGCTCACCGCCACCATTGGTTGAGCTGTCTGGATTTGGCGAATATCAATTCAACAACCATCCTTGTTTGGTTGCCAGTTTCAATTATACCTTGCCCAATAACGTTGATTACATACAGGTCAAGCCTAACAATCAAGGCTTAAACATGTCTGAGAGAACACCTAAAGTTTCAAGTTCTCCAGCTTCTACTATTGAAAGTGTGTTACGAAGACTAACAACTTCTCATTTACCAAAAGGTGCGCAAGGAACGCCAGCAGACTTGGGTGTGGTACGCAACACAGTAAATGGACTGGGCCAAACAACTTATGTTCCTACCAAGATAGAAATATCAGTTGTGTTGCATCCACTACAAACTCGACAGCAAGTCAGCCAAGGATTCAGTCTAGAAAACTTTGCCAAAGGTAACTTACTCAAAGGAGGATTCTGGTAATGGCCACAAACTACGATGCAACCAGTCCTTACTATCAAACTGGGTACTCGCAATTTTTCTTGGATGTCATGGTCAACAGACCTATTCCCAAAGAAACTGATGATATTTTGTTCACTATAAATTTAACCTATCAGTACAGACCCGACATGTTGGCCTATGACTTGTATGGCGTGCCAGGTCTTTGGTGGGTGTTTTATCAACGCAATCCAAACACGCTGACAAAACCTCCACTGGATTTTGCTGTAGGAACACAAATTTATCTTCCCAAAGAGTCAACACTAAAATCTACATTGGGGTACTAACACATGGCCACAACCGCAGACGTTCCAGTTACTTCCAATGCTGGTGGAGGAGATCAAAATACCAATCCTCCAGTAAAAACACTAATTCAAACACAAGCCACAAACGGAGATTCTCGTGGTATTAACATATACACGGAAGATGGCACATTATCAAATTTCAGAAGAAATCCTGAAACAGGAGATTTATATAATGCTGCTGGCCTGCCTGGCGGCGTTGATTTAAAAACTGAACCAGGTGTTGGCGCCAATGACAACAATCCTGCACCAAGCACAGTCAACACACAGGCCACAGTAAATGCCACAAGTCCCACTAACGAACTGATCAAGCCGCAGCCTAATGTACTAGATAAGTTTTCAAGCTATACCTATCAAGCATCAGTGTACTTGATGTCTAACGCACAGTATGCAGCATATCAACTGTCTGAGAAAAAAACAATTAACGGTTATAATTTGCTGTTTCAAACTGGTGGAGCCCCCAACAACATTGGCGGTCCCCAAGGCCCCAAGGCTCCCCAACCACTTGCGTTTGAAGCTGGCCGCAATCCGTTTTTTCCTTACGACTACTACATAGATTCAGTAAAAGTCACCAACAAACTGTTTGGCAAAAATACCATGGCAGCACACTCGGTAACTGATTTAAAGTTCACAGTGATTGAGCCAGCCAATATTACCTTGATAGACAACATTTACAAAGCAGTGCAAGACATAGCACCCAAAGGTGCTGCTGGCGCTGTAAATTATGCGGCAGCAATATATCTCATGGTGATTAGATTTTTTGGTTACGATGCAAATGGAAATTTACAAACAGTTGGTGTGGCAGATCCAGTCTCTGGATTATCAGACTCTAGTTCTTTGATAGAAAAATATATTCCGTTTAGAATCAAAAATATCAACTGGTCTGTGGCAAACAAACTGGTCAGCTATGATTTTGAATGTGCTCCAATTGGTCAGTTGATTGCGGGTGGTACCAAGAGAGGCACCATCCCTGGCGACATAGAACTCACTGGCGCTAGTGTGTCTGACATGCTTAAAGGCCAAGCAGTTTACGGCGAACCTCCTGCTGCTGCCACACCCGGGGCAACAACCACAGCAGACCGAACTCAAACAGATGGTCGAGGACGTCGGACTGCTTCCAGTGATTCAAGAGTTCCGCCTAAGGCAACTGCTGCGCCCAACAACAAAAAAACCATTCAGCGTGGATTAATTGAAGCCATGAATATCGAACAGCAACGATTGGTGTCAACTAACCAGTACACAGTAGCAGATGTATATGAATTGGAATTTGCTAACGGCGCCGAATTGATTCAAGATGCCACTGTACAAAAACCAGGAACTCCTGTGAACAAATCTGCTACCGCAGTAAGTGCCCCAGTAACAAGCGATACTTCTGCTGCCAGCCCAGATAAGGGTGCCATGGATACCAAAACCAGAAGTTTTGGTATCACAGCCGGCATGCAAATACTGCAAGCAATTGAACTGATTGTGAGAAACTCCAGTTATATTACTGATCAAGCAAATTTGATTCTCAACGAAGAAAGCGGCAATCCAGAAGTCAAGCCAGGATCAGAAACGCAAGACTTCAAATGGTTCAACATTTTGATGTCAGCCACTCCGTTGGAGTATGATGAAAAACGCAACGATTTTGCTTATCGAGTAAAATTTATTATTGTGCCTTACTCACCAGCTGAAATGAAAAGCAGTTACTTTCCTGGAGTAAAGTTTCCAGGCTTGGTCAAACGTTACCCTTGGTGGTTTACCGGAGAAAATACAGCGGTGTTAAGCTACACTGCCACTTTCAATAAACTGTACATTCAAACATTAACTGGATCCAGTCCAGAAAATTCAGCTCTGGCCAGTATTAGAAAAACACAGGCTACCAGCATGAGAGAAATTCCTTTTATATCTGTTCAAAGTCGCAGCACAGAATCTTCTCAAGGAGCAGGCGGCAAAGCCAACGAGCTGGGAGCCAGCGCAGCCGAGTACCTGTACAACCCATCTGACAATGCCAGTGCCAAGATAAAAATTCTAGGAGATCCTGCCTGGATACAACAAGGATCTGTTGCTGGAGCATTGGATGCAAGTAAAATTTCATACTCCCCATTTGCACGAGATGGCACAATAAATTTTGATATCCGTGACGTGCTGTTTGAGTTGGTGTGGCAACGTCCAGAAGACTACAACTTAAACACAGGTCTTGCCGATCCATATAGCCGTACTGAAAAAATCTACGGTGATCGACAGCCCATTCAAAGTATTGTATACCGAGCAAAAGAAATTGTAAGTAGTTTTAATCAAGGACGATTTGAACAAGACATTGACGCTACAATTTATTCTGTACCAATCCCACAAAAAACAAACACAGCCACACCTGTGGCCACACCAGAATTTGCCGGACAAACTGATGAGTTTGGCGGCGTAGATGAGGCTGTGGCTGCAAACGCCGCAAGAACTGCCGCAGCCACAGTGCGAAAAACCACAGCTACTGGACCAAGAAATGCTCCAATACCAAGAGGTGGTCCAGGTGTGGCCAGCGACTCATTTGCGCAAGCCGAGCTGGCTAGATTTAGCAACTACACACCCACCCCCTTTAACCCGTCTGAACCAGTTGTTAGTAATGGGCAGGTGGTTGGAGCTAATACAAATCAAGGTGCAGCTATAATCTTTAGAAATGCCAACCCTCGTGGCACACAAAGAGGCGCAAGAGAAACTTAAGGTAGAATATGGCAGAAGAAATTGAACGCAGTAGAGGAAGACCGTCAAACTACAAACAAGATCGTGGTGGGGTTCCTGCTGAGTACGGTCCTTATGTTGGTCGAGTAATGAACAACATTGATCCTGCACGACTTGGAAGACTGCAAGTGTTCATTGAAGCATTCAATGCCGGCAGCAACAACCAAGATCAAAGCAAGTGGACCACAGTAAGTTACATGCCTCCGTTTTATGGAGTGACGCCTCCGGGCAAAACAGCTGACAACGATTCAGGTACCTATCCGGGCAATCCCAACAGCTATGGCATGTGGTTTACTCCTCCTGATCTTGGCCTGCAAGTCATGTGTGTTTTTATCAATGGCGATCGTTCACAAGGTTACTACATTGGTGTGTTGCCAGAAAATGGTCTCACACACATGATACCAGCCATTGGCGCTGAAGCAAACTATGTAACAACCAATGTAAATCAAGAATCATATTTTGCTGAATCACCACTGTTGCCAGTAACAGAACTCAACAGCAACAACAACAAACTAGACAACGCTGGAAGATTTTTTGATCAAGCCAAACCAGTGCAAAGCGTAGTTGCAGCGTCGTTGTTCCAACAAGGATTGGCCAAGGACACCGAACGCGGACCTATTCGCAGTTCAAGTCAACGTGAAAGCCCGTCAGCAGTGTTTGGCATTTCCACACCTGGAACAGCAATTTACCAGGGTGGACTGAAGCCTGCTGACATACGACAAAAACTCAACTCTGGTGCAGTAAAGCCAGCAGAGCTAGAAGTAATTGGCCGCATGGGCGGACATACATTTGTCATGGACGACGGAGACATCAACGGAAGAAATCAACTGTTCCGCCTGCGTAGCGCCAAAGGTCATCAGTTCATGATGAATGACTCTAACAATTTTATCTATCTGATTCATGCCAACGGACAAACTTGGATTGAGTTAGGACAAGAAGGTACCATTGATGTCTACAGCACAAACTCAGTAAACGTGCGCAGTCAAGGCGATGTTAACATTCATGCTGATCAAGACATCAACATGTACGCTGGGAGAAATTTTAACATCAAAGCCAAAAACAACTTCACAGTTGAAGCTGGAGTAAATGCATCTATTACCGCACAGGCTGATTTAAAGTTGTACAGCAAAGCCACAATTGGTGTAAAGGCCGACGGGACATTGGCTTTGGAAAGCGCCAGCGGAAGTTGGGCAGCTGGCAGCAGTTTTGTTGTATCAGCCGGCGGGATTGACTTAAATGGGCCTGCTGCTCCAGCAGTAGATGCACCCAAAGCACTGGAAAAAATCTTGCTAGACTCAACCACGTTCAGCACTTCAAAAGGATGGGAAGTTGAAAAAGACAAATTAGAAACTATTGTGCCTAGAGCACCCACACACGAACCCTGGCCTTATCACAATGCTGGTGTTGCGTCTGAATTGGACTTTGAAGAAGGCCAGCCTGATCCTCCACCAGGCGCTGAACCTGTTCCAGCTGGAGTAGAGATTGTGAAAACAGCATGAGTGAATTTAAATTTTCTTTAGATGCGGCTGGAGAAGTATTCACAGTTAAGGCTCCTCCAGGCATGACGTTTGATCAGGCCAAAGCTATCTTTGACAAACAAGCAAGTACAGGAAGTCTAACAGGTTTAAAAGTTGGCGATGCGTTGAGTGCAGTCACCCAAGCAACACAAGGATTGTCGTCTGCCGCAGCCAGTTTGTCACAAGCTGCCAGTGGTATTGGCGGCACAGTGTCGGGAGCATTGCAAGGTGCATTAAAAAATATTCCTGGCGGTGTGGCTGGTGCTGCTTCAGGTATTGCTAACAGACTCACTGGTGGCCTTGGTGCACCGGGAATTTTACAAGCAGCTTCAGCATTGCCAAGCAGCATTGCTGGCGCAGTGAACTCAGGAATAAGTGTAGCTAAACAAACACTTGGCAGCATACAAAGTGCCGCGGCTGGAGCATTGGCTCCAACGGCTGCTATTGGCATACCAGATTTTGCCAAGCAAGTGCCGGCATTGGGAGGCATTAGTAATCTATCAGTAAGCGAAGTAACTGCCAGTTTGGCGTCTGCATCTCGATCAATAGGACAAGTGGCCAATCAAGTTAGCAATTCTATAGGCGTTGGAAAATTTGGGTTTGACGGATCTCAGCTGGAAGCTGCTGGTGTTCTTAAACCTGGCACAGTATCACAATTTTTATCCAGTGGCACCAACACATTGACTAGTGTTTTGAAAAGTCCCACGGTGTTTACAGGCAAGGCCGGCATTACCAGCCTAAAAGATTTGTTAGGATCATTGCCAAAACAAGAAACCATACAACAAGAATTAATGAGCAATGGGTTAACTGGAGTTCAAGCCCTGGGTATTCCTACAGATAAACTCAGCGTCGGGGCCTTGGCTGGCACAGCATTAAATGCAGCCAAAAGTATACCCAATACCATGGACTGGGCACAAGGAAAAGCACTGGCCAGTGATGTTAAAACTGCACTAAATGAAACAGCACGAAATGCAAGTTTTGCTGTGGATTTTGCAGAGACCAAAGTTGACGATGCAATGAAACAGTTGGCTCTCGGAGAGCCAGTGTTTGACACAGTAAACAGAGTCACACTAAATGCCGCTGCCATACGGGTAATTGGAAATCCAAAAATACCTCCAGTGGAATATAATAACACACCACCAAAAGTTACAACATCTGAGCTGGGAATTGAGTTTGGTATTGCTGTTGAACAGACCAATGCTATTCTTGATCAATCTGTTATTACTCTCAGCAAGAGTGATGCAAAACGAGCTAGGTTAAACAGTTACGGAAAAGACATTGCAGACCTTGAAAGCTATATCAATGACTATAATGCTGTTGATGGAAGATTGCAAGGACTCCTTCGCCAGGCCAAACTAGCAAATGATTCGGCCCTTGTGGCCAAAATTGAAAAAGAACAACGACGAATTGCAGAATCAATCAAAGTAACCGAAAGCGCAATTGACGTGCTTAGACAGAACCTTGCTTGAGCCGATAAATATTAATTATGACCACATTCATTGGCTTCAACACCATAAATCAATATAAAAAATTTACCTTGGTTGACTTTGAGTTAATCAAACGAGATCTGCTGAATGCCTTCAACATCCGTCAAGGTGAATTGCCTGGCCGCCCGCAGTACGGCACTGTGATGTGGGACTATGTGTTTGAAAATCAAATCACTGAACTGCAACGCAATATTGAAACGGAAGTTCAACGTGTGTGCGGCGGCGATCCAAGAATACAAGTTACGCAAATGGCAGTGTTTCCTCAAGACAACGGGTTTCTAATACAGTTAGAAATAGCAGTATTGCCAGGAACTGATGCTGAATTTTTAAGTGTGTTCTTTGATAATCAACAACGCAGAGCCAGCTACGTATAACTGAGCCGTTTTTTCTGGTAATAAATACAAGATCTAAAGGCAAAGAGGCATGGCAAAGACCACAAGACAAACAGCAATATTTGGTGTAGAAGACTGGAAACAGATCTATCAAACCTATCGTGAAGCTGATTTTCAAAGTTATGACTTTGAAACTCTACGCAAAAGTTTCATTGATTACATACGCCTCTACTACCCAGAAACTTTCAACGACTACATTGAAAGCTCAGAATTCATTGCGTTACTAGATGTAATTGCATTCATGGGTCAAGCCTTGGCCTTTCGCACGGACCTAAACACCAGAGAAAACTATTTAGACACAGCAGAACGCAGAGATTCAGTTGTGCGCCTGGCTAATCTAGTCAGCTATACTGCCAAACGCAACACCGCGGCCCAGGGATATCTCAAAGTATTCAATGTTACCACAACTGAAAATGTGATCGATTACAACGGAGTGAACTTGAGCAACGTTACTGTGGACTGGGCAGATCCAACAAACCCAGACTGGCAAGAACAATTTACCACTATCATTAATGCCGCGTTAGTAGACAGTCAACGCATTGGTCGTCCAGGCAATAGACAAACCATACTGGGTGTGCGCACAGATGAATATGCTGTCAATCTTGTGCCAGGATTCTTACCAGTCATTCCGTATAACGCCACAGTGGACGGGATTTCAATGCCGTTTGAAGCAATAACTTCAACCAGTGTTGGTCGTGATTACATCTACGAGCCGGCGCCGCAACCAAACACCAGTTTCAATGTGTTGTATCGCAATGACCAACTGGGTTATCAATCTGCCAATACCGGATACTTTTTTGCATTTAAACAAGGCACGTTACAAAATCAAGACTTCAACTTGGCCGAGCGCATTGCCAACCGCACAGTAAACATCAACATTGAAGGCGTAAACAACGAAGATCGTTGGTTGTTTCAACTTGACAACGTGGGAAGCATCAGCCGTGAATGGCAATACACAGAAAACATCTACGTTGGTGCTGCTGAACAACTGACTGGCCTACGATCAATCTATTCCACAACCAGCAGAACAAACGATCAACTTACTATGATATTTGGGGATGGAGTGTTTTCAGAAATTCCAGTAGGAAATTTCCGTGCCTATGTGCGCAGTTCTAATGGACTGCAATACATTATCAATCCTGAAGAAATGCAAAACGTAGTTTTGCCTATCAGTTATACTGACCGCAACGGCAATTTGCAAACTATCACCTTTACTTGTGGTATTACTCGTCCAGTAAGCAATGCCCAAGCACGCGAGCCAATTGATGAAATCAAACAACGTGCGCCTGCTAGGTACTATACACAAAATCGCATGGTCAATGGTGAAGACTACAACTTGTTTCCTTACACACAGTACAATTCAATTATTAAATCTAAAGCATTGAATCGTGCGTCAATTGGAACCAGTCGATATCTTGACTTGGTTGATAATACCGGCAAGTATTCAAGTACCAACAGCTTTGGCAGCGACGGTGGATTGTGGCAACAAAATATTTTACCAACTATTTTGTTCAGTTGGACCAATCGCAATGAAATTGCTGATGTGATTACCAATCAGGTGCAACCACAGTTGACTGAAAGTACCATGCGGCAGTTTTACTATGGGAATTTTCCAAGAAAGTTAATCAACACTTTAGATATCACTTGCACGGCCACAACAATTACAACCAATGCAATTACCTGCGCTACTGCTGCATTTTTTGATTATGCTTATGTTGGCATGCCAATCACATTCTCAGGCACAGTGTTTGGTGGCATTACTGCCGACTTGCCTTATTATGTGGTCAGTATAAATTCAGTCAACAGTACATTCACTGTAAGCACCACAGCCGGTGGATCAGCAGTTACATTAAGCTCGGCTACAGGCTCAATGAGTGCAGTTACTACTTTGAGCACAGGCGGAAGCACCTGGAATCAAAGCACCACCTTGGCCAATGAAACCACTGGTTACTTTAAAAACAGTGCAGGCACACCCATTGCAGTAGGTGATGAATCTACAACCAATTTCTTGTACGCTATTGTTGGTAGCCTGGTACGTTTTGTGCCGCCACCGGGTTACTTTTTTGATAAAAACAACAAACTGCAATTGGGCATTCCAACCAAAGCAGAAGAGCGTGTGGAAATTTGGGCCAGCCCCATACGAGTAACTGGCGATGGTATGAACTCAGGACTGGGTAATCTAATCAATGGGTCAGGGCCAGTCATACTCAATAACTTTGTTCCTACTGGCGCTATTGTAGACACTATTATTCCGTTATTTGTTACAGACTTGCCATTGTCGATTGAATCTGCAATGAGTGATCAAATTGCATTGTTTCGTAATTTTGGCCTAGGATACGACAATGACGGATCCATTACAGGTACTCCGTACTCTTGGTATTTGATTCAATCTACCAACCTGAATCAGGACGCTGCCTGGAGTCAAGAGTACGCTGGTAATACTAGTGGTGCCAACTTAGACTCTTCATGGCTGATCCAGTTTGTGGTTCAAAATCAAAATTACACAATTACATTCCGTGGACTTGCATACAACTTTGGATCAGTGTTGCAAACAAGATTCTTCTTCTACGACGGTGCGCAAATCTATGACAGCCGCACTGGCACAGTGATCAAAGATTTTATCAATGTGTTAGCAGTCAACACTCAACCAAACTCCAGTGAACCGCTTGAAGGAGACATTTACATGACCATTACTGGTCAACCAGTTGAAAGCGACGGTTATGTGGATGACTTCCAGGTATTAGTAGGATACAGAGACTCAGACAATGATGGTGTGCCAGACAACCCAGACTTCTTTAGTGAAATAGTAGGACCAGCCGGAACCACAGGACCTTATGTGTTTTTACAACAAACTGTGGACTTTGACAACCTACAGCGTTATTTGTTGGTTGAAGAAGGCGTGGTAATTTACAGCTACGCCACCCTTGATGATATTGAATTGGTAAAAACTGAATGGTCATCTGGGCAGGTATTCTATGCCTACAGCGAAGATGCATTCTATCAATTGAGCTTGACAGTAACAGGAGTGTTGGAACTCAATGCAGTCACAGGATGGATTGCAAGAACAGGACGACAAAGTTTGTACTATCAGTACAGACACAACAGTCCATTGACCAGTAGAATTGATCCAGGAACAACCAATATCATTGACTTGTATGTGGTCACTTTGAGTTATTATAATGCCTACCAGAACTGGTTGAAAGATACCACCGGTACAGTCACTGAACCTGAACAACCAACCATTGACGATCTAAGTACAGAATATCAACGACTACAAGATTACAAGATGGTGTCAGACAACATTGTGGTCAACTCAGTCAATTTTAAACCGCTGTTCGGACTCAAGGCCGCAGCAACATTGCGTGCCACTATCAAAGTGATACGAGCACAAAATTCAACAGCATCAACATCTGAAATCAAAAGCTCAGTACTAGCAGAAATGAACAGTTATTTTTCAATTGACAAATGGAACTTTGGTGACACATTTTATTTCTCAGAACTTGCTGCCTACCTGCATCGACAACTTGGCACAATCATCAGTTCTGTAGTACTAGTTCCGTTGGATCCACAAAAGAGCTTTGGTGATTTGTACGAAATTCGTTCTCAACCCAATGAGATTTTTGCCAATGCCGCAACCATTGATAACATTGATGTGATTGAAGCATTGACCAGTACTAACCTGCGCACAGCAGCAGGCAGCGGAGTAATTTAATGGCACGAGTACGCTCAGTAGACTTTCTTCCGCAAATTTTTCAAACTGACACTAACAAACAGTTTTTAGCGGCCACACTTGATCAACTGATTCAAGAACCTAAATTTAAAAAGACACAAGGCTTCATTGGCCGTACAGTCGGCCCGGGTGTAAATCCCAACGACAAGTATGTGGTAGAACCAACAAAAACACGCAGTGATTATCAACTAGAACCAGGAGTGGTCAGTTTAGATCCTGCTGATACCACAACAATTAAAAATACCATTACCTATCCAGGTATGCTTGATGCATTGGAGTTCCAAGGATCACCAACGCAACGACCAGACAGATTGTTTTCAAGTGATTACTATACTTGGGATCCGTTTATTAATTTTGATACATTTGTAAACTTCTCTCAGTATTTCTGGTTACCCAATGGACCCAACGCAGTTGACGTTGCGGCCACAGGAGTGCCGGTAACAGACGACTTTGAAGTCACAAGAGCCAATGGCGTTTATACATTTTCTGGAATATCCGGCGAGAATCCAACTATTGAAGTGGTGCGTGGCGGCAGCTATACATTCCAGGTTGCACAAAACTCTACAGAAACTGTAAACTACCGTGTTGGAAATTCTGGTATTTCTGCATATACCATTGACTTCCTCAACAACCCCACACTAACGCTGGCTCGTGGAAACACCTATGTGTTTAATTTGAACTTGCAAGGCGATTTTCCGTTCTGGATCAAAACTGAACAGACACTAGGATCAGCTAATCCTTATAACGATGGTGTCAGTCGCAATGGATCAAACTTTGGCCTTGTGACATTTACTGTGCCAAGAAATGCACCAAACACATTGTACTATGTGAGTGGCACACAAACTAACATGCGCGGTACGCTGAACATTGTGGATGGAACACCTGGCACTGGTCCAGGATTTTGGATACAAACAGAGCCAGGTGTGTCTGGCAAAATTCCTACCACACCCAACATCAGTTCACGTGACGTGTTTGGTGTAACCAACAATGGTGAAGACCTTGGCACAGTGATTTTCAATGTGCCTACAAAAACAGCTCAGAGTTTTTATTACAATTTGCCAGTGTTCAGTCAAAATGTTGATTTGCTCACAGAACTCAAATTTGAACAAATCAACAATCAACCTCTAGACACGTTCATTGAGACCTACGGCGGCATTGACGGAATAACCAGTCTCAACAACAGAACTTTAATTTTTACAAATTCAAACACTGATGCTGAAAGTGGTGGGTGGATTCGAACCAGTTTCTTTGACCCACTAGAAGCAGGGTCTGCCAATAACGGATTGATTGGCAGCTTTGACACTGAACCATTCTCTTACACAGCAGAAATTGCCCCAGAAGATAGATATCAACTTTGGCAAATCAACTACGTAGTAAGTGATGGAATTACCTATCTTAGATTGTCTAGAATAGCTACTATTGACAATTTGAACAAATGGACCATTAGATATGGCACTGTGTACAGCAGTACCAACTGGTACAAAGATGCCGCAGGTACGTTTAGACAAATCCCTCTGCTGACAGCTTTGTTAAACACCTTGTACTATCAAGATGGCACAGATCCAGAAATTTTTGGTACAATTAAACTGTTGGATGAAACAGAAAGTTCTACTCTGTTCATTGATGACATTTTGGGACAAAAAAATTACACCAGCCCTAACGGTGTATCTTTTACCAACGGATTAAAAATAGTATTTCGGGGCGATGTTATTCCAGCAAGCTACAGTAGTGGAACAATATCTTTTGTTTGCACATCTACCAACGCTGGGTTCAACACAATTAGCACAGCAACCACAGAAGATTTGTATGTTGGTCAACGGGTAGTATTTACTGGCACAGTGATTGGAGGATTAGTTGCTGGACAATCGTATTACGTTCAGAGTATTGTAAACTCGTTTCAATTTACGGTATCAAGTGTAGTTGACGGCAGTGCTGTGACTCTAACCACAGCCACAGCCGACATGAATGCCACCGCTATCAACTATCGTGAATATTATGTGGCTGGCGTAGGTACTGCTATTGAGTTGTTGCCTGTTACAAATTTTGTCACTCCAGAATCTTATGTAATCAATGACAATGATTCTAGCTTGCCAGTGCCTGAAGAATTGGATTATTTCACAATTGATCGTGCAAGTCAAGACCTTAATTCTTGGACACGTTCAAACCGTTGGTTCCACATTGATGTGATCAATGCTACGGCTGCTTATAACAACACTGTGGCCACACTAGACAACAACTATCGTGGCAAACGTCCAATTATTCAATTTCAACCAGACATTAGACTGTTTAACATGGGTACTCAGGGCAAACAACCTGTGGACATAATTGATCAGTTAGAGACAGATGCATTCTCTAACATTCAAGGATCAACTGGATACTCAGTAGACGGATATACTTTTACAAATGGTACCAGAGTTATTTTTGCTGCTGACGAAGATCCAGATGTAAGAGACAAAATTTATGTAGTAGAATTTATTGTGCCTGACACAGTGCCGCCACTGATTGCACAACCTATTATCAATCTCACACTGGCGTCTGACGGCGAAGTATTGACTGACCAGTCTACACTGTGCTTGTCAGGTGACACGTTGCAAGGATTAACTTTCTGGTATGACGGAGCTGCTTGGATTGAGGCGCAACAAAAAACTGGAGTTCAACAGGCACCGTTGTTTGACGTGTATGACGCTGATCGAGTTAGTTTTGGTAATCAAGCAAAATATCCCAGCTCAGACTTTATTGGTAGCAAACTATTCAGTTATGCAATTGGCGACACAAGAATACTTGATACAGTTTTAAAAATTCCATTACAGTATCTCAGTATCTCCAATGTGGGAGATATTGTGTTTGACAACAACCTCTACAAAGATACATTTGTATACACCAGAGATAACGTATCAGTAACTGTTGCTATTAGCTCTGGCAGTGCTAGAGAATATGCTGACAGAACAGCATACACAAGATTAATTGGGTGGCAGAATGCAATTACTACTACCCAAATGTATCAACAATTTAAGTTTACTTACAATACTGGAATATTAAAATTGGATGTGCCAGTTATTAACCAAACTGGTAATTCTGTACCAGTGGTCAAAGTTTATGTTGGTAGTGTATTCCAAGATCCTACCAAATACACTTACGTTGTAAGTGGCAACAATACTACCATTACATTACTCAACACTTATGTAGTGGGTGACATTATTGAAGTTTTGGTTTTAAGCGATCAAATTAGCGCCGCGGCCTTTTATCAAGTGCCATCTAACCTGCAGAACAACCCGCTTAATGCCAACAGCACCAGCTTTACACTAGGAACCATACGTCAAAACTACGAAAGTATTTGCGAAAATTTACCAGGCATCCAAGGTGCTATTGCTGGTGCTAACAACACTAGAGACCTTGGCAATATCATTCCTTATGGATTGACTATCCTACAACAAAGTGCTCCAATGACTTTGGCTGGATATTTCTTGCGCAGTGAAGAATACAACATCTTCAATGCATTGACCTACAACAGTAGAGAATACACTAAGTTTAAAAGTATCATGCTGGAAAATGTGACTCAGCAAGAAATCAATTTTCAAACTACTGCTCAAATCTTAGACACTGCTATTGAAGAAATCAATGCTGGTAAAGTAGAAACACAACCATTCTACTGGTCAGACATGCTGCCATCGGGTGCGGTGTATACTGAAAACACCTACACTGTGAGTTTTATTACGTCTAGTGTGTTTGATACTGTGCAGGTATACAATTATACATCTGCAAATTATTTAGGGTTGAACGTATACCTCAATGATCGTTTGCTCACTCGTGATTTAGAATATTCTGTGGCCACAGACGGACCTCGTGTGACTATTTTGGTCACACTGTCGGTGGGCGATCAAATTGCCATCAGAGAATATACAAGCACTTATGGCAACTTTGTTCCAAACACTCCTACCAAACTTGGTTTGTACCGTGCTTTTAGACCAAGAATTACAGTTCAACAAACCAGTACAGGCGAACAAACAGTACTGATCGGGCACGATGGATCAGTTACAAAAACATTTGATGACATTAGAGATGATGTGTTGTTGGAATTTGAAACTAGAATTTTTAACAATTTAAAATTAGACGGCAATCCTGTTCCTATGGTGGCAGCTGATGTTATCCCAGGACAGTTTAGAGACACTGGATTTACCTACAGCGAAGTCAACAATATTTTGTCACAAGATTTTCTTAGCTGGGTGGCCTGGAACAAACTTGACTACAACACACAAGACTATCAAGCCAACAATGAGTTTACATGGAACTATAGTGAAGCGCAAAACAAACTCAACAATGATTATTTGTTAGGAGCCTGGCGCGGTATCTATCGTTACTTTTACGACACTCAACAACCAGAATACACACCTTGGGAAATGCTGGGACTCAGCATCAAACCAGACTGGTGGGATGACACCTACGGGCCTGCACCTTACACTGAAGGTAACTTAGTGCTTTGGGACGACATGGAAGCTGGGTATGTCAGAGACCCAGTTGCACCTTATTATCTGCCAAAATATGCAAGACCAGGACTGACATCAGTTATTCCCACAGGCGGCGAAGGAGCATTGCTAAGTCCATTTGATTCGGTAGTAGGGACCTGGGATGAAGGACAATTCCGTAAGAGTTGGAGCATTGGCGACGGTGGCCCAGTTGAAGCTTCATGGTGGAATTCAAGTTCATATCCGTTTGCAGTCATGCGCCTGTTGGCCTTGACACAACCAGCTAAGTTTTTTGCATTGTTTGCTGATCGTGATTTGTATCGCTACCAAGAAGAATTTGGACAATATCTATATGATGACCGGTACAGACTAGATGCCAATGGTATTGAAATATACGGCAATGGTGTGAGCAAAGCCAGTTACATTGACTGGATTGTGGACTACAACAGACAATCAGGAATAGATTCAACTGAAGATTTAACTGCTGACCTGGCCAATCTTGATGTGCGGTTGTGTTATCGCATGGCCAGCTTCTCAGACAAAAAATACATTAAACTTTACACTGAAAAAAGCAGCCCAGCCAGCACCAATACCAGCTTTTTGATTCCTGACGAAAGTTACAATTTACTGCTGTACAAAAATCAACCATTTGACCGAGCCAGCTACAGTTCAGTATTGGTTCAAACAGTGCCAGGCGGCTATGCAGTATTTGGCTACAGTACCACACAGCCTTATTTTAGCATACTGCAAAGTCAAAGCGGAGGGCAATTGCGCACCATAACTGTGCTGGACACTAGAATTCAAGTGCCAAAATCTTATACCAATACTGTGGTACAAGTTCCGTATGGATTTATATTTGATACCAAAACAGCAGTAGTTGACTTTTTGTTGAGTCTGGGCCAATATTTAGAAACTCAAGGTCTTACTTTCACAAACAGAGCCAATGGGTATGAGCTTGACTGGAATCAAATGGCCAATGAATTTTTGTATTGGGCAGCACAAGGCTGGAGCGATGATGCATTAATTGCATTAAACCCATTGGCATTCCGACTTAGTGTTACTAAGGAACAAGCAGTTGTTGACTCAATTCAAGCACAAACCAGTGAAAACATTCTACTAGATCAAAATCGTAGAGAGTTGCCTACTCGACAATTGAACATTGTTCGCATTGACAACACATTCAGTGTTGAGCCTTTAGCTGATCAAACTCTAAGTTTTATCGACATCAAATATACATCTTACGAACACATGATTGTGTTGGACAATGCAAGTGTGTTTGGAGACTTGATATACGATCCAGTGACTGGTGCAAGACAAAATCGTTTGAACTTGGTATCCACTACTTCTACCGAATGGAATGGTGCTGTGGACGCACAAGGATTTATTCTCAATCAAGACAATGTAGAAGAATGGCAAAATTATAAAATTTACAGCAAAGGTACGATTGTCAAATACAAAGGCACCTATTGGAGCGCCATGGCAATTGTTCAGCCTAGCGAGACATTTGACTATAACGAGTGGGTACAAAGTGATTACTCTCAAATTGAATTGGGAATGTTGCCTAACCTTGCAAACAAAGCCAATCAGTTGGCCAACAGTTATGATATTAATGCTGCCAACTTAGAAAGTGATAATGATCTATTGAGCTATGGCCTTATTGGCTTTAGACCTCGGCAGTACATGGCAGCATTAAATTTAGATGATGTGAGTCAGGTAAACATCTATCGACAGTTCTTGGACTCCAAAGGTACTATCCTAAGTGCAGAATTGTTTAGTCAGGCAGTGTTAGGAAAAGAAACAGGCGACTATAACATTTATGAAAACTGGGCGGTACAACGTGCAGTATACGGAGCCAACGCCAATCGCAGTTATTTTGAACTGCGATTGAATCGTGCGCTGCTAGATGCCAGCCCAAGTTTGGTGCAGGTAATATTGCCTTTGGAATCCAGCAAAGCTGATCAAACTGTTTTGTTGGAAAATGTATGGAAAGAAAGTTTTAAACTTACTTCGCCTAACATTCTTCCAACAACAACTGAATTGCCAACAGATACTGCACTTCCATCAGCTGGATATGTAAATCTTGACGATGCTGACATTACAGCATTTGACATTGATGATCCTGCTAGCCTCGAAGCCAACATTAATAATATCAACGTAGGTACAAGTATTTGGGTCGCCAAAGTCAATGACTATGATTGGAACATTTACCGAGCTGAGTCAGTACCAGGTACAATCAGTCATGTATGTGATAATTTGAATAACACCAGCCGTGTGATTTTTACTGCTGACCACGGACTTGTTGCTGGCAATAGAATTATTATCAGATTTTTTGATACAGAAGTTGATGGTGTATATGATGTGTTGTCTGTTGTTAATTTGAACACAATAAACATTGCTTTTAGATTTTTAAGCAATCGAACAGTAGTTAACGGTACTGGCCTAGCGTTTACTTTAAAAACCATGAGAGTAAGTCAAGCCAGCAATGTAGACACTCTTCCATATGCCAACAGTTTGCTGTTTGGTGCAAAAGTTTGGGTTGACGACAATGGAGATGGTTTGTGGCAAGTGATTGAAAAACAAAACATTTTCAGCGAAGTTACTTCAATTGCACCAGAGTATCTAGATGCCACAGAGGCATATGGATCAAGCGTATCTCAGGCCACTAATAGATTTGCTGCTTTAGTCGGCAGCCCAAGATATGGATTTCCAACGTCTGCAAATCCAAAAGGCGGCGTTTACACTTATGTAAGAAGCACAAGCGATGTTTACCAGCCAGCTAGTCCTGTATCAAGCGGCGATGCGCTATTGACTTTGGATATAACTGGAGCAAGAGCGTATGGTACTTCAGTAAAATTTGGCAACAAAGACTGGGCAGTTGCAGGAGCACCATTGAGCTTGGGATCAGCCAGTCAAACCAATAACGGCTATGCCTGTGTAATCTATCGTGACACTGGATCTTATTTGCCAGACACCAACCCATATTTTAATTGGCAACTGTTGACCACTCCTGGTAGTGTGAGTGCAGACCAAGGAAGATTTGGCTATTCTGTAGCAATGAGTCTTGACGAACGTTGGATGTACGTTGGTGCACCTGATGTAAACAAAGTGTATGCTTATGGCCGGGTTGACTGGGAAGATCAGTACTTTAGAACTGTAGGCAACGGATCTACAAAAGTATACTTGATCAATGATTACATCACTATAAGTGCAGCCACACAATTGCGTGTCACAGTTGATGGTGAGATTCAAACGTTGAACACAGATTACACAGTAAATGCTGCGTTGAACACAGTGACATTTGTGTCTGCACCTGTAAGTGGATCTGATATTATCATTCGTCGTATTGCATTGCAAGATCTTGATGGCGCTGATTATTTCAGTGTAACAGCCACTGGTGGATCGGGATCAGGAGCCTTGTTCACAGTTAGCAGACGTCGCGGAACTGTCACAGTTGGCGTTCAAGATGGCGGTACAGGTTATACTGTGGGCAATACATTGACTATTCCTGCTACCAGTTTTGGCGGCGGCACAGTGCCAGCCAATGATATTACATTTACGGTGGGCAGTGTAATAAGTGGTGAAATTATCACTATTAGCACACCATCGTACACACCGCCAGCATTGGCAACTGTATTCTCATTAAATGAATATTTCTATCAAGTTGCACTGACAGACAGCACAATATACAGTTTTCAAATTGAAGTTGATGGAGTGCTTCAACGACCAAACATTGACTACACATTTAACACTTCAACCAAAGATGTTACCTTCTTGAATTCACCAGCCAGTGGCACCAGTATTTTGGCTCGAGCCAAAGACTATTGGTTGTATGTTGACACACTCACTGCTGGCGGTCTAGCTGCTGGCGCTCAATTTGGCTACAGCGTGAGTTGTAGTACTGATGGTCGTCAAGTCATGATTGGTGCGCCGTATGCCACTGCTGATGGAGAAACTGAAGCAGGTGTGGTATATGTGTTTGATCGCAATGTGCAAAAGTTTATCTGGAACAATGATCCAAGCTCGTCAAGTTTCACGGTGCTAGGTACACCAGTTGCGCCGGTGAGTGTGATTGTAAACAATCAGTTCTTGACCAATCAAAACTCCACCACACAAGATGCAAGCAATACCTTTACGGTCAATGGATCTACTGTGACTGTGAATCTTGCAAGCAATTTACAATCAGGTGATATTGTTGAAATTGAAACCAATCAGTTTGAACTGTTGCAAATCGTAACACAAGACGCTGTAGCTGAATTTAGCAACTTTGGGCAGAGTGTTGATCTCTGCAAATACAATTGCAGTCTATACGTTGGCGAACCGCAAAGCAGCATCCAGATTTACAAAGGTGGTGTGGTTGAACGAAGTCTAAATCAAAGCAGAGTGTATGGTGTAATTACTGCGCTGAATGCCAGTCCTGCCCTCACAGCTGGCAATACTTTGCGGGTGAACAATATGGATGTGGCGGTACCAACAGCACCCAACAACACTGTGTCTGGTTTGGCCGCAGCCATTAACGCTGCTGTGCCCAATGTAACAGCCACAGTGACCAGTGGCCTGCTCACACTCAGCGTGACAAATTTTGATTCTGCGCCTGCTGGAAACAAACTACAAGTGGCCCCAGGCAGCATAGGAGCAGCATTTGACAGTCTTGGATTTAACACATTTGAATGGACACAAACAATTCAAAGCCCGTACCCTGTAAAATTTGCTGGGTTTGGCTCCAGTATCAGCGTTGATGATACTGCAACCACTTTGGTAGTAGGTGCTCCTCGTGGAACCATGTACTTGATCACAATATTTGATGACTATGTAGAGTTGTTTGATGCAGGTGCAACATCATTCTTTACCACTATAGATCAAAGTGGTGCTGTTTACACATATGATTTGTTGAACAGTGCCAACAGTAGCATAACCAATCCAAGCAAGTTTATTTTTGGTAATCAGATTG